TCTACTGGTGGAATATTTGTTGTAAACTCTAATTGTACATTCGTGAATCTACTCATATTCATTGCTCCAGAAGGCTGTATTGTAAAAGGATTTGTATCTAAACAAAAATTATAACAATATAATCCAGGTGGTGCAAAACCAGCAGTTCTAACATATTTTTCTATATAATTATAAACTCCAACAGGTAGAACATTTTCTCTATATTGCCCATCTAAAAGAATGCCTAGAGCAATCAAAATATTTTTTATATTTTGAGGATTATACACTCCAGTAGTGTAAAGGCCACTTAATGTTCCATCTGGATTCAAACCGGGGCCGAGTTGAAGTGGGGGTGGTGGACCTGATTGGTCTGGATTTGGGTAGTTACCAGCAGTAGAAGCAGGTGTTACATCCTGAGGCATATAATCGTAAGGCCAATTTGTATAGTTAGACCATTGATTACGTAAATTAGCATCACTTCGTTGAAAATAAAACATCCAACTGATAACCATACCTATTGAATCCAAATCAATCTTGTTAGGTCCAGTTACATTATAATATGGTTTTTCATATACTTGTTTAATCAAATATTTTTGTTCATTCTTAGCAAATATTTCAGATTCGTCATTTGAGAGAAAGCAATACGTACAATTTAGATTAATATCAGCATTCCAATTTGTTCTAGTATCTACATAGGATGTAGGACCTAATGTTTGGTCAGGAGGTGTTTGAAGAAATCTATAAAACTGCATGTAAAATTGATTAAAATTTGGAGCAACTACTGGAAAATTATTTGTATAGTCAATTACATCACGAATAGTAAACCATTCATTTACAGGTCTAAATGATACACTAATTTGAAGTTCATTGTATTGAAGAGCTACTAATGGAAATGCTTGTGTTGTCACCAAATTAAACCATGCGCCTAAAGGAATAAGCAAAGTTCTGCCATTTATAGAAGGTTGAGCACCAGCTGGATTGGGCACTGTTTGATTTGGTGGTGGCATGCCCTGAAAAAAGGCATTTGGGTAAGCATTTACACGCGAACCCGAATTTGCTGGGTCATTAAGTTCAGGAATATTCCCAGTCATTTCATTAAATAGTGCTAATTTTGAACCACTAAAATCTCTTTGTGCTGAAGCTAAAATATATTGTCCGGAATATTCTTGTAATTTTTGGTTACCACAATTAATAGTAATTCTACTAATTATTTGAGCACCAATATTTTGAATCCATGCGAATTCATATGGCGCCCAATCGGTATATACGATAGAACCGTCAGACTGAGTTACAGCTTGTGGAGGGAAAATAGGACTCCAAATAGTAGGTAAGTTAATTGAAATATAACAATCCATAAGAAGATCAGCATATCTTTTAACCTTAAAGTTAAATGTAGATTCAGTTGTTAAACTGAGAGAAGGTGTTCCATCAAAATCTAAACGAAAATTTTGTTTGCCATAATTAGTATATTTTTTATACGCAGCCTTCCAAAATGTTTTACTTGGGTTACCATTTAAAATTACATTTTGTTGTCCTGTTGCTACAAGGTTCATTAATCCGCCTGCCATATCTAGTATATATAATCATTATTTTTTAAATTATAGTATTACTTCATTATATATTATTTTAAATTGCTTCTAAAATTAAAAATAATATAATATATTAGATTAATGTCAAGCCAACCTACAGATTATTTGTCAAAATTGAAATCTTTAGATGAAGATTTCCAGAGTTATATGATAATGGCATTTATTTTTATTATTTTGATTATATTTATTGGTTACATGATTTACCTAAGTAAATTAGAAAATCGTGAATGTGATTATATGAATAATTTATATTCTACTGTTGATGGTAATATAAGGCCAATTTCAGCCAATGATCCAGACTGTAAATTCAATTTATACGATTATTATATTAAAACAGCTTATAATGCTTGTTCAGGAGGAAGTTATAAAAATGATTTTGTAAATATTTGTAATTTAAAAGCAGTTCTAAAGCAAGGTGTTAGATGTTTAGACTTCGAAGTTTATTCAGTTAATAGTCAACCAGTTGTTGCTACAAGTACGTCAGATGATTATTATGTTAAGGAAACATTTAACTCTGTTAATTTTGGAAGTGTAATGGATACAATTAATAATTATGCTTTTGCTGGAGGAACGTGTCCTAATTCTACCGACCCCATTTTAATTCATTTAAGAATTAAAAGTAATAACCAAGGTATGTATAAAAAATTAGCCGATATATTCAAATCATATGACAATATAATGCTTGGAAAAGAGTATAGTTATGAAAATTCTGGTAAAAATTTAGGAAGTACACCTTTATTAACTTTTAAAAACAAGGTTATTTTAATTGTTGACAAAATCAATAACTCATTTTTAGAAAGTAAAGAGTTTCTTGAATATGTAAACTTAACTAGTAATTCAGTATTTATGAGAGCTACTGATTATTATGGTGTTAAGAATAATCCGGATGTACAAGAATTAACAGAATTTAATAAAAGAGGTATGACAATTGTTTTACCAGATAGTGGAACAGACCCTGCTAATCCAAGCGGCACTTTATGTAGAACTTATGGTTGTCAAATGGTTGCTATGCGATATCAACTAGTAGATAATCTACTTATGGAAAATGCTCAGTTTTTTGATAGAGCAGGTTATGCTTTTTCATTGAAACCAGAGAATCTAAGATACAAACCTGTTACAATTCCAACACCAACGCCGCAAAATCCTGCTTACTCATATTCTACACGCAGCGCAAGTACAGATTTTTATAGTTTTAAATATTAAATATTTTTTTCCAGAGTTTTCCTAGTTTCAATATTTTTGTAATCATCATTTAAAAGTAGTTTAATTTTATCAAATGATACTTGTAATGAAATTTTGTCTATAAGTTTTATATTTCTATTTATTTCTGAAATAATGTCAATAAATGTTATCGCAGGCGCCCAATTATCATTACAAATAATTGTATTACAACATAAACAATCACGACCCGTAAATTTTTTTACAGCATTCAATTTATCTCGACTATTCATTTTTAATAAACTTGTATAATCATGTTCATTTAGTTTAATTTTTGGAGGTTTAAATGGATATTCAGTTGGCAAAATAATTGATACTGTATTGAAATATGGAGTTATATTATTGTCTACTATTATTAATACAAATGAATCTAATTCATTATCAAACGATAATTGAATAGAGGCAAATTTATTTATACATAGTTTTAATTCCGCAGAAAGTCTTCTCTTTCTAACAGAAGGAGTTATATTATTAAGTTCTAATAAACTAGCACAATCTAGAAATTCGGTCATTATATAGTTATATAAGTTAATTGTATTATTAAATAACTTTTTCAATTTTATTTAATAATTAATTCTAATTAATATATAAGAAGTATGAAATCGAAAAATGTTTGTAAAGATTTAACATTTGATGACTGTGAATTAGCAATATTAAGAATGGCCGTTGATAAAGCAGAAGAAAAAATAGCAAAACGTGTTGTAAATTCAGACGATATCAGAAACATTATTAAAATAGTAGAAGACTTCATTACACAAAAAAATTTAATTTGTTATGGAGGAACAGCAATTAATAATATATTACCAACTGAAGACCAATTTTATAACAAGGAATTAGAAGTTCCAGACTATGATTTTTTTACTATAAATGCTTTAGATGATGCGAAAGAATTAGCAGATATATATTATAAAAAAGGTTTTACTGATGTAGAGGCAAAAGCAGGTCAACATCATGGAACATATAAAGTGTTTGTAAATTACATTCCAGTAGCTGATATTACTCTTTTACCAAAACCAATATACAATTCTCTTAAAAAGGATGCTATAAGAGTAGGTGGTATTTTATATACTCCTCCAAATTATTTAAGAATGTCAATGTATTTAGAGTTATCAAGACCAGCTGGAGATACAAGTAGATGGGAAAAGGTAATGAAGCGTTTAGCACTTTTAAACAAACATTATCCTATTACAAATATGAATTGTAATGAAGTTGAGTTTCAAAGAGGCATGGAAAATAAAACAGACGAAGACATAGTTTATGATAATGTTAGAAATACACTTGTAAATCAAGGTGTAGTTTTTTTTGGCGGGTATGCTATTTCGTTATATTCTCAATACATGCCAAAAAATCTTCAACATAAACTAGAAAGAATAGCAGATTTTGATGTTTTATCAAATGACCCGGAAACAACAGCACAAATCGTAAAAGAACGTTTAAAAGATGTTGGTATTAAAAATGCCAAGATAATTAAAAAACCAGCAGTTGGAGAAGTAATTCCAGATCACTATGAGATTAAAATTGGCAGTGACACAGTTGTTATTATATATAAACCAATCGCTTGTCATAGTTATAATATTCTTAATATAAAAGGTCAAAAGGTAAAAATAGCAACAATTGATACTATGTTGAGTTTTTACTTAGCATTTTTATATGCCGATAGACCATACTATAATGAATTCTTAGAGAGAATATTGTGTATGTCAAAATTTCTTTTTGATGTTCAACAAAAAAATAGATTAGAACAAAAAGGTTTACTTAGACGTTTTAGTATTACATGTTATGGTCATCAAGAATCTGTTGAAGAAATTCGAGCACATAAAGCAGAAAAATATAAACAAATTAAACAAAAAGGTGACAAAAAAGAAATGGAAGAATGGTTTTTAAACTATAAACCAGATGATATTAAAAATAAAAAAATAGAAAAATTTGAAAAAAATAAAAAAGTGGATAAAAAAAAGAAAAGAAAAGTTGGTACCAAAAAAAATAAAAAAGGGTTGTTAGCTATTTATGGAGGTAAAACGTGTAGAAACTATTAACGAGGACAAACATCTCCATAACAGTCATCTAATTTATCTTGAAATGTAACTCTTTTCTCTCTGTTAACGTAATATTTATAAATTAAAAAAAGTATTACAGCAACGACAATAGCAATAGCAATATAAATATATTTTAAATAATCTTCGCTATAAACTGAAGAAATAACTTCATTAATATCAGTGATATCACCTAATGCAAACTCTGAAGTAGAGATAGTAATATTTTCCATATCTGACATATTTATTAAAAATATAAATGCTAAATAATTTAAACTTATAAACAATAATTTTCCAATATTATGATAAAAATATCATACGATATTTTTGATAATATTTTATATAATACTGTCTCTTTAAACTCGCATGAAATATGCGTTTTAACATAAAGTAATACATGTATTAGATAAATACATATTCTCTCAATTATAGTTTTTACATAATTAAAAAAAATGTTATAATATGTCCAGTCATTAACATAACTACACATGGGTGTGTTACTTTGTTTAATAAAAAAACTATGTATATCAAGTAATCCAGAAAGAATTCTATGATAATTACTTTTTTCATTTTTAACATTTAATAAGTTGCCTAATTTGTCACTTCCAAAAAGGTCTAAATATAGAACCTTTTTCTCTCTTTCCTTAAAAATAAATGGTGTTATGCCATCAATACATTTATTTTCATATAGAACATTTCCATCTATTAGATAAGGTATATAACTAGACTTGATAAGTGTATTAATTATGTCATCAACATTTTTGTAAACCGTTCTAACTGGTTTAGTGCCTTTTTTTATGTTATTATATGTAATAAATAATTTTCCATTTACTATCTTGCATATATCACTCGGAATTCTGTGAGATAAATGTTTTTTTAACTCCTTGAGCAGATTAAGATTATATGTTTGCCTAAATTCTTTACTAAGTAAATCGTATAATTTAGGCATTAAATCAAGACTATCAATGAAATATAAAAATCCAACAATCGAGCCAATACTACATCCAGATATTCGTTCTATTTTAATATACTTTCTATTCTCCATTTCTTTTAAAAAATACAAGGCACCTACATGATAACTTCCGTTAAACAATCCTCCATCTAATACAAGATCCATTTTAATAGGTTCTTTTACATTTTTAATATTATCAGGTAAATTTTCTATTAATTTAATTACATACTCATTAATCATTTAATTATTATAAAAAAGTATTAACTATTTTATAATAAAACGTATAACTAATATATTTATTTAACCAAAGGTCCCAAGTGCTTTAAATTTTTTTATTTTCTAGCAATCTAGTCATAAACGCTTCTTCATTTTTATTTGTTACATACATATTAATTATTTCAGCAGGTGAATACAAAAATTCTTCTACGTTTAAAAGCTTTTCTCTGTCAATTTTGGTTTCAAATAAATTTAAATACATTTCTGCCAAGGTATCGTGACCAACGTTCTTAAGTTCATGTGTAATGTCAATTCTGCCTGGTCTAACTAGTGCAGGGTCCAATTTGTCATAATGATTAGAAGAAATAATTAAAATTCTTCCGGGAGTTTCTCTAATACCGTCCCATAAGTTTAGAATGTCGTCTAATGTTATAGCTTCTTCATTAACTTTTGACATTAATTTTGTAGTTCCAGATTCATTTAATTCGCAAATAGATTGTAAAACATCACCAATTTTAATATTATCGCTATCCGATTTAACAGTTTTAGGTTTTTCTTCCTTTTTATTTCTATCTAATACAATATCACCAATACAATCTATATCCTCAAATACAATAATTTTTTTATCAAAAGATATATCATCTTTTTCATTATCTTCATTATATCTATTTTCAAAGAAAAATCTCTCTAATTGACGTTTTGATTTAATAATTTTAAGAGATAATACAACAATATGTCTGTTAGTATAATTGGCTAACGCTTTAATAAACGAGGTTTTGCCTGTTCCGGGAGGACCATGTAAACCAATTCCTAGAGAATAAGGAATTCCTTTTTTATAATACCAATCCTTATTGCGTAAGAAAAAATCTATTTTTGAAATAATTTCTTTTTTACCATCAAAAAATATATTATCAAATGTTCTAGCGCTTTCAAAGTTGTCTTCTCTCCAAATATCTAAAGGCGAATCTTCATCCTTTTCAATATTTACTCTTTCAAGACAATAAATAAATCTTTTATTGACTCTATTTTTTTTAATTGATGATAAATATTTTTCAGTAATATTATCAATGTAATTTTTAAGATAACTAACTGAATATTTATATGAATAAATATAAATAGTTATTTTATCAGTGCGTGAACTAGATTTTTCCTTTTCATTACGTTCTTCTTCTTGTTCTATTTCTGATTTAATAAAAATGTTGTCATCTAGTTCAAAATGTTTATCTTGAGAAACCATAAAAATATCTAGATTTTTTCTTCTATCACCTAGGTCATCTGAAGACTGAAAATTGCTATGAGTTTCTTTAATACTGTATACTGTTGATAGTCTATCTATATTATTAATAATGTAGCACCAAATTGCTTTAAAACGGTCACTATAAATTGAAGATGTTTGGAGAGAGGAACTAAATGCTGATATTATAGAACTTCGTTTACCTTCAATAATAATCATATTTTTTTTTAAAAACCAATTAATAACATCATTATATGATAATTTAAATAATAATCTATCTAATCTATTATCATAAATATAATTAATTATACATCCAAAGGCACTTATAAAAATAGTAGATATAATTG